CTTATTAATTCTTTCAAATACTTCATTCTCATCAAATGATGTGGCACCGTTTTTCATATATGCTTGAAAGGCAAAGTTAGTAACACCAGCTTCTAATAGTTGTTGGTGATATTCTTTTGTCATATAATCTGAATTAGTATTAAGACTAATATCTGCATTTGGTAAGTAACTTCTAGCAATCTTAATTTTTTCTATGATATATTTTTTGTGAGATGTTGGTTCGTGGTATCTACTAAAATCTAAACGACCAGAAAAATCAATTGAAGCTAATTGTTTCATAATACTTTCATACATCTTGTCTGTCATAAAGATAGTGTTTTTAAAATTTCTTCTATTAACACTCTCTAATGATAGAGGACAAAATGTACAGGTTCTATTACAGTAATTATGTGTACCTATTTCAACAGAGGTAATATTCTTTTTAAATAATTGAGCTGCTTCTTTATTTGTCATTTAAGAGTTTGTCTATTGTCGCCTCAAACTCTAAAGCAGGTAACGGCTTTCCGATCCACTCTTGTTTGCCAAAATCTTCTTTAGGATTTTTTATAGGTTCAATTACTTTCATTAACATATATCTTCTTGTACCTGCACCAGTTGGTGGTATTTCTTGGTGAAAGCAATGATATTCATCACCTAGTTGTTTTACTTTATCTAATATTCTTAATAATGTTTGCATTAGCTATCCTTTTTTAATATGACTACATTTAAAAGTTGTCTGTTTAATTCTGAGGTTACTTCGGTAACACCATGCCAACCGTTTTCTGTATTCTTAAATAACAATGATGTATTACCATCATTTCTATATTGTTGTTGATGAGCAAAATCTTTTGGTTCAGGATTCATTTGTTCTACTAGTTTACCTTTATAGAATACAGTTTGACCACCACTCTTATCATTCCAACCCTCTGGATTAAAATATATTAAATGACTACCTATTTTACCAGGTGTATCAACATGAGGCGATACATCTCTACCACCTGTTGTTATATGCCAATCAAGTCTGTATTCAAAATTGTGGCCTGGTATTTCTAGTGTATCTTTTATCCAATCAGAATATTCTTTACTGAATAAAAGTTTTTGTGAGAAGTCGTCCCATATTTCAGACAATTGATATCTGCCTACCATATACTGGTCAAATACTTTACTATGTTCCCATGGTGTATAACAAAAAAACAATCTTATATGTTGTCTTTGTCCATGTTTTCTAGGCTCTGTGTGTCCTTCTTTTTTAAATAAACTTTTTTCTGGCCATTCATCTCTTAATTCTTCCCAATCTTCTACAAAATTATTAATAAATTTATGTGGTGTATAGCCGTCTGTAATCATTAATGTATCTGGAATATTAATCATAATGGTATGTCCTTATGTCCTATGTGTAGTTTAGCTCTTATATGTGCCTTGTCTTCTCGTTTAGTTACATAATAACCCTCTATGTGAGTATAACCTTTTTCTCTAGCCCAATAAACTCTCTTATGTCCTGTTTGAACATATAGACCTGGTCTTACTTCACCATTTGCTTTTAGATGTTGAGGTGTTTTACCTCTTTGTAATCTCTCTTGTACCCATTCTTCCGTATGTGGTGATACAGTAATAGGATTTATCATACCGTGCTTTTCAAAACTATCTCTATAATTAAATTCAGTAATTCTATTTTCAAGCCATTCATCTGTTGGCATTAATATAAGTTCATCTACATCAAACTCTTGTAGTTCGAAACCTAAATCTTCTCGGTTATTTGCTTTCAATACTATTCGCATAACCAACCTTTTGTATATAATAACTATCTGCAATATCTGAAACAGGATTACCTACCTTTTCAGTTACTAATAGTTTCTTCAAATCAATTTTAGTATCTTTTACAAACGCCTCGTACATCATTTCTTTGTCGGCGTTTCCTTTTCCCGTAGCGCCTTTTTTAACGACACTCGGTACCACCGTTGTGTAAGGTATATTTTGCTCCTCAAGGCGATATTTAAGGATGCCACAGTTCTCAGCGATTTGAAATAGGCCTTGACCTTTAGACCCATAAGAGTATCCCTCAATATAAACTTTTGGATTAATAAGAGGGGTAATGAGATCAAGTACCCAATCTGAAATTTGAGTAAATCTTTGTATAGGCGAATTGTATTCTTTATGTTCATAGCCAAATACATCCTCTGACATTTTTCCTATGTACTTCTTTTTATTAGTTAAGTAATAAAACATTAATAAATCATCACCATCAATATTAATACAAACTGCTGGACTTGTTAAGCTGTAATCAATCCCAACTATCGTCTTCGTCACCATTGTCATTTGTCCATACCTCTTCATCTTCAGGTTCTATCTCATCAACTTCATATCCACAAAATGGGCAAGTTAATGGTTCTAAATCCTGTTCTTCAATATCCCATGTTACGGTATATTTAGTTTCACAGGAGGTACATTTTTTTTCTCTTTTTTCCATTATAATTTAAATTTTTTAAATTGATCTTTCTTAACATCTTGTTTTACACCACCGATAACATAAGACTCAATCTCTGTTTCTTGTGGTGCATTTTGTAAAGAACGGCTATTCAACCAATGATCTGTCCATGGTAATGGATTTGTTTTTTGGTCGTATATCGGATTAAGTTGTATAGCTTTCATTCTTCTATTTGCCATGTATTCTACAAACTGGTGTAATAGTTTTTCTGATAAACCTATCATTGCACCTTTTGAGAATAGATATGTTGCCCAACGTTTCTCTTCTTGTAAGGCTTCTTCATACATTTGATAAACTTCTTTCTCACATTCTTTTGCTATTTTGACCATGTCTTTATCGCCTTCTCTATCTTTCCAATTATTAATAATTGTTTGCGACATTGCAAGGTGTTGACTTTCATCTCTAGCAATAAATGATATTATCTTAGCAGAACCTTCTAACATTTTTAATTCACCAAATGCAAACGAACAAGCAAACGATACATAAAATCTTAGGCCTTCTAATATGTTAACTGTTACCATAGTTAGATATAATTTCTTTTTAAGTTCATACAGATCAACTTTACTAGGGTCAAGTACCCATTGGTAACCTGTATTAATCATATCATCATATTTTTCGGTAATAGTCTTAGCTCTATTTTCAATCTTTTGATCTTTAATAATAGTATCAAATATTTCGTTAGGGTCTGAATATAAATTTTTAATTATGTATGTGTAACTTCTACTATGGATTGTTTCTATAAAATCCCATGTTACAATACAACCTTCTAATTCTGGTAGAGAACAAAATGGTAAAAATGCCAAACATGGACCTCTGCCTTGTACACTATCTAGCATTGTTTGATATTTAAGATTAGATGTAAAAATATGTTTTTGTTGTTCACTTAAACCTAAGTAATCGTTTCTATCTTTTTGCAAAGATATTTCCTCAGGTCTCCAAAAATAACCTAGTTGTTGCTGATTTAGCTTGTCAAATATAGGATACTTCATATCACTATATTGTTGAACGGCTAGATCAGGTCCAAAAAACATTAATTGTTTTGTGGCGTCTAATCCTTTATCTTTATTAAATACACTTTTTGACATTTATTCTTTATTCTCCTTTAACTCATAGAAAAAACTATCTTCATCTCCTGCTGTCCACTTTTGTTCTCCCTCTACACTATACTCCTTGGTGGACACTTTGAAGTCGGGAAACTTCAACTCACTTGGCGTATAGGATTTATCATAGAAAATCACCCTATTATTAGGTTGAGCGGCAAAATGACCGTTCTCTAATTTTAATATATTAAATGACTTATGTTGACTTGGTGTTTCACTATAAGTTACATTTCTTTCTAAATTTGTTGAGTTGGCATTATCTATTGTAAACATATACCAACCTTTGTACCATACTCTATTTGGCGACAAATACTTACATTGATTGCCACTAAGCATTTGTTTTTCTGTAATACATATATCATAACTAAAACAATCCCACAGCTGTAATTCTGTTAGAGGAACATCCTCTGGTATTTCTTTCTTCCATGTAAATGCACTAATAGGTAACTTATCAAACAAGGCGCCATATTCTGGAATATAAGTTTCAAAATATAATGCTCTGCCTTGTATAGACTTAGCTGTTACCCAAACTCCCTCAACTAATTCACCATGACCTTTTTGTAAGTCATACAAATATTCTTTCTTAACATAAACATCAACATGAGGTGTATTGACACACAAAAATGCCATATCTATCTCCTATATTGTACAACTATCACAGTCCTCTTCGACTTGCAACGTTGCTGGTTGTGTTTCTTCTACATTATCTGTCCAACCAACTGGATGTGTTGGCTCGTCAAGGTCTTTTTTAGCGTCATAAGTGTTTTGATAGTATGATGTCTTCCAACCGTATTTGTAAGTAGATAATAAATCTTGTGCCATTACTGATACAGGCACCTGATTTTCATCATAGTTTTCAGGATTGTAAGACCAGTTACCACTTATTGCCTGGTCAAAATACTTTTGCATTACTGCAACGATATTTATATATCCATTATTGTCTTTCATATCCCATAATAAAGTATAAAAGTTTTTCAATGTTTGATACTGAGGTACCACTTGTTTTAAAGTACCTTTCTTAGACTTCTTAATACTTAAATAGTCCCTAGGTGGTTCAATGCCGTTTGTAGCATTGGAAACCACACTAGAGGATTCTGATGGCATTTGGGCTGAGAGTGTGCTATGTCGTAGCCCAAACTCTTTTATATCTTTTCTTAAATCTTCCCACTTCATAGATAGCTTGCGATTTACAATCTCGTCTACCTCTTTTTTGTAGGTGTCAATAGGTAAGATACCATCGGAATATTTTGTTCTATGGAAATAATCACATTGACCTTTTTCTTTTGCAAGTTCATTACTTGCTTTTAACAGATAGTATTGAAAGTTCTCTGTTAATTCGTCAACTTCTTTCCATGCTTGTTTGTCTGAATAACTTAATTTTGCTTTAGCTAGATAGTGTGCAAGACCAATATAACCAATACCTAAACTACGTCTAGCCTTTGTAGATATTTCAGCCGCCTTTACAGGATATTTTTGATGATCTATAATTTCATCTAAAGCTCTAACTGATAGATCACAAAGAGATTCTAAATCTTCTAAGTATTGTAATTTACCAACATTGATTGCACTTAAAATACATAATGCAATCTCACCATTACCATCAATGTGTTGAATAGGATCAGTAGGTAAGGTAATTTCTTGGCAAAGATTTGACATTGTAACTCTGTCTTTAAAACTAGAGTGTGTATTACAATGGTCTATATTCATAATATAGATACGACCTGTTTCAGCTCGTTCTTTTAAAATATCCATAAACAATTCTTGTGCGTTTATTTTCTTTTTGAAGACACTTGTTTTTCTTTCTGCTTTAATATATAAGTCGTCAAATGTTTCAGTACCCCACGCTTCGTACAATTCTGGCACTTCATGTGGGCTGAACAAGGTAATTTCTTCGTCATTTATAAACCTCTCATAAAATAATTTTGACAACTGAATAGAGTAATCTAATTTTCTAACTCTGTTATCTTCACTACCTTTATTATTCTTTAATACAATAATGTCTTCTATTTCTTGGTGCCAAATAGGGAAGTGAACCGTAGCACTACCTCCTCGAACACCGTTTTGTGTACAACACTTAACCGTTGCCTCAAACTTTTTGAGGAAAGGTATAACTCCTGTGTGTTGGACTTCACCGCCTCTAATTCTGGCGTTAATCCCTCTGATTCGCCCAGCGTTAATGCCGATACCAGCCCTTTGTGCAACATAATTGCCAATAGCCATATCACTACTGAAAATACTAGGCAAAGTATCATCAACATCAACCAACAC